TCCGTGTATTTATGTTCCCCTGAAGTTATTGCCAAGACTGGGAACTCCCATATATTCTTCTCTTCATTGAATTGTTCGGGAAATGCGTCAGCACTTAATGTCATATCCATAGCAAAAGCTCTACGCTTTTCATCTAGTGTTTGGTCTACACTGAATTGACGAGGTGTTTCCTCATCATCAGCGAATCTTACTGCACACATTGATGCTGCCATTCCATCTGGATTTTCCATCCCACGCTTTTTCAAACGCGGAGCTAACTCATTTACACACGATGTATAATTACTCATTTTCTCTATCTCCTGTCGCGTTTGCGGCTGGTTGATTGCCCCTGTTTTCGGTTCGTTCGGATTCTTCTGTCTTGTCTTGGTCTTTTCCTCCCGAAACGTTTACATTCTTAGCAGTTGGGCGGATTTCTTCTATTCCTTCTGGGTCGAGCCCTCTCTCTGCTCTTACCTCACCGGGTGAAAGAACTCCTTCTGCTAAGTAAATCATATCAGTCTTTGCTTTGGTAAATGCTGCGTCTACGTTTATTTGTCTAAACTTAAACTTTGCATTATCACTTATTTGTGGTAGCAATTGTGAATTCAAAGCGTCTTCAACTGATTTCTGTAAATATCCTACGTATGGTTCAAATATTGGTTTTGCTTGTTCTGGTTCTGTGAACATAGTTATTGGTACTTTCAATGCTGTGTGTATTTTCATTGCAATATCATCAAAGTATTTACCATACTCAAATGCTCTGTCAGCACCATTCATTTCCGTAATTTGAATATCGTTACCGTGAATTATATCTTCACCGGGTTCTAATGAATTAAATGTTTCTACTATCTCATTAATCTTATCTGGTCCGTATGGCATATCTGGTAAACCACAACTAATATCATATCTACTGTTAGCGTACTTGTTTAATGCTGCTCCCACATCTCTTTCTGCGTAGTCTTTTAAATCTACTAGATATAATACAGTATGAACATCTGATAAACCGTAAGCATAATCATCAAAAGGATTGTTTTTCAATTCGATAATTTCATCTGCTTCAAATCTAACACTGTCTTCATCAGCTCCTAATTCTTGATAATAATATTTAACTTGACCACTCTCATCTCTCATCACATACATATTTTGTGAAGACCGTAGTATAACATTGTCACCAGTCCATTCTAAATATCCTGTACCAAAAATTCTAGCGTTTCTTAAATAACTATATAATATTAATTCTAGACCAATGTTACTAAATAATTCTTCTATACGTTCTCTTTCTTCTTCATCATCAGTAACAATGTCGTACCCATCTTTAGTAGCGTATAAACAAGGTAAGTCAATAAGTGTTCTAATTAAAGGGTCAGAAAGGTAAACTTCCATATATCTTCTGTTGTTACCTATCTGCGGTTCGTAATTCCTACCTGCATAATTTGCAGATAATTTAATTCTTTTGATAGCTCCTGCTCCATAACTTCGAGGTTCGTCCTTTTTGTAAGGAGGGTTACTGCCTTTAGTGGCAAAACTGCGCCTGTTCCACGGCAAATAATCTGAGAGAGCCATTGCTACCAATTGTAATATGGTTTATATATCTATAAAAAGTTTGCCCCTAAAAGCCCCTTGGAGCTCTTTTAAAATGCATAGAACGGTTGTTTCTGCGCCGCGTTGTTGCGAAATGATTAGCATTAGCTCTAGCCCTTGGATTACGTGTTCCAAGTGTTACATTGCTGAAGTTTGCTTCTCCCGGAAGCATTGATAATGAACCGTGTATTCCTAAGACTGCACTATCACAATAATCGTCGTGTTTACCTTTTGGGGCTGCAATCTTTTCTGTTTTATTTGTTGTATCCATTATGTATTCTATTTCACAATGTTGCCTATACCACTTACCAATTAGCTTGGAGGCTTCCCCCGTCTGAAGCTCAGGGTCTGGTAGTTTAATTTTATTCTGTTGGAGAAATGAAACAAAGTCTCTGTAGACTTGCCCTTTGCTTCCACGGGCTCCCCCTGTAAAAATGAATGGTATAAATTGGATACTGGTTGAAATACAATCCATCCGTAGTTCTGACTCAAACGCCCCACCAATCCCCGTAGCATCCAAGACAAGACGAACAGCAGAAAATGACTTCGCCACTTCCATAATTCTTCTGCGCTGATAGGGGATATCGTGTCCACCTGTCTTAGGACCAATTTCTTCCAAGTAGACAAGGCGTGCAATATTTCCGTCTGCAAGTTTTTCGGTTCTCCAAACAGAAATAACAGTGCTATTGACAGATTTACCGATATCGACAGACACAACATTATTGTTACCAACTTCGACTCCAGCGTCCAAGTCTTCTCGTGTAAATAATTGATAGGGTTCAAAACTACCTCTTAGAAGTTTCGGATTGAAAACGCTCGACACGCTCTCAACAAACTGACATTCATATTCGGTTCGCCAGTATATAGAGTCTTCGCCCCACTCTAGCATTTTATCTAGCATATCCTGTTCGGTATATGGAGATGTGTATGCTTCTCCTTTTATAATAGCATCTGCCCAAGTAAAGTGTAACCTCTTGAAAGTGTCTGAATACGCTTCATCGTATAAATACCTATACATATGGTTCTCTTTACTTTTCGGGGTTCCCAAGTTTATAAATGGTGCTTTATTCGCTATTATAGAAGGCTCAACATTGTCAACAAAAAGCTCATCTGCAATCAATGGACTCTCGTCTACAACTAAAAATGTTGGGTGCTGTCCACGTATAGCTTGCCCCTGATTTGTCGGGGATATAGGTGCTCTTCGTAATACTGTCCCACCTTTCATATTTATGCTAGGTTTGTTGTGTAATCTGTAATTTCCTATCAGACCATCTAAGAATGCATTGTCTTGATAGTGTCTTAACACATAATTAAAAATTAAAGAACACTGGTCTTCCGTAGGTGCAATAATAAACACAAGGTCTCTGAACCTTTTAAAAAACATATAGATAACCACAGCTACAGATAAAGCCCAAGATTTACCACTACCACGGGGAGCTAAGATAGCCATCTTACGATGTTTACCTTTTTCACCATTAGGGTAAGTTAAAGCATTGACAATAATATCCATCTGTAGTGGTCTTAGCCGTAACGGTCTTTGTTCTGCGTCAACTAAATACGTAGCACAAAAATTTCTGACAAGTTCATACATCTTCCTTTTGTCACAGCGTATGCGCTCAAAATAAATTTCTAATTGCTTAGAATCAAATTTGTTCTTACCTGCTATCGCTTTCTTCAGTGCCTTCGTCTCGTTCTTCACTTGCATCTAAATCACCTAAAAAATCCATAAATGCTTCTGACTTTGTTTCTATGACAGAAGGTATCTCAATATTAAGAGCACGGAACTCAGTATGGATATCCCTAACAATCTGGTTCCTTTCTCGCAATAACTTTGTTCGTAAGTCAAGATTCCGAATATGTAAAAGAATTTCTTCCCAAAGCACATCTTCAATTGCAAGATTTCTCGATAACAAAATAACAAGCTCTTTGTGACGTTCATACTCACCCTCTCCTACACGTTGTCTTAATCGTGCTTCATACTCCTCTACTTTGTCTTCCATTCACCACTTCACTTTGTTAGCCCAATATGCGGCTGACATTTTCCCTTTCTTTATATTCTTTGCGTGTCTAGCTTTGAAAGACTTTCTTCTAGCCTTTTGTCTTGCTGATTCTCCCTTCTTTGGTTTACCTGCTGTCTTAACACCTTGTTGTCCAAATCTAATTAATTTTGTTTTATCGCCTTCCTTGGCAACAACCACGTGTGACTTCTTAGGGTGATTCGGAGTTCTCTTTGGTTTGTTATAACCTGATACTCCGGCTCTTGCTAATTTTGGGTCTTTCTTTTTCGCCATCATTTACCTCTTTGTTTCCTTGCTACTGTTTGTGCTTTCTTTGAAAGCTCACCGTAATGAAATATTCTTTTAGATGATTTTGTATGGGTCTTGCCAGAATGTATGTGACCATTAGGCATTCGGTGTACTCCACCTTTGAATACAGTACCATCTTTATTGTAGTGCTTTCTCATTAGTATTTCCTCTTCATCTTTTTAGCTTTCTTCTTTTTATAAGCCATAGTTAAGACCTCCTTACAGCCTTTTTTATCTTTTTAGAATATTTAGCTCTGCTACCTACACCACCAGCTTTACGCTTCTTTCGGTTCGTAGCTGCTTTTTGACTTGGTGTAAGCCTAGACCTAACATTCTTAGGTAGATAACGTCCTCTTTTTGATTTAGGTTTTTTTGAATCACTCTTTGTAACGTAGCCCCATTTTTGTTTACCCCATTTCTTTAGGGACTTCTGGGACTTCTTAAGAGCCATTAACGGTATCCTCCACCAGCCTTCTTATATGCTACAGCTAGCATCTGTGCTTTCCTTGCAGACCATTGTCCGGGTGCACCGCCTTTGCTTCCTGCTTTGATTCTTTGAAATAATCTTTTACGCATTGTTGGCTTGGTGTAATTACCTGCCTCATTTACTCTAGACTTTGCTTTTTTCTTAGGGGCCATACTTCCTCCTACCTATTTCTTTTTTGCTGCAGCTTTTTTCTTAGCTGGTGCTTTCTTCTTTGCCGGTGCTTTCTTAGCTGGTTTAACGACTGGTGCGGGTGCTGGTTTGTATAATTCAATATCTAAACCCCAATCGTATTGTGTACCGCAAATCGGACAAAGCCCTTCTTGAAAAGTTCTCCAGTGTGCCTTAATATCGGCTTCACTGAATTCAGTGCAACAATTATTGTTAGGACATTTTAACATAACTTTATAATCGCGTCAACACCTTATAAAACTTTTCCTACTTTAGATTTGCATTGGGAACAATATACTCTGCCGTCGTATGTATAGCCTATAGCTCTAGAACCACATACGCGACAATTCATATTTACTTCTTGCTCTCCATCTTATGTTCTTGCTCTTGTGCTTTAGTTTCAATCATCTGTGCCTGCTCTTGAGCTTTAGCATTATAATCGATAACTGACTGTGCTTTCATTTTATAGAACGCAGTCTTCTCTGCTTGTTCTTGTTTCCAAACGTCTAAGGCATCTTTGATGATTAGAAGGGCTGGC